ACATTCCAACGAGAAGTCGTGGACGCCGTATATGAAACCCTTATAAGCCCACACACCAAGGGCTGTTCATGATAGTTGAACAGGTTGGGCGCAACGATGTGTTGGTTCGGTATCGTGATGAAAACGACAAACGCCAGCAAACGAAAATCACAGACCGCCTGCCTTATTGCTTCGTGCGTGATGAGGATGCACAATTCATCCACGAGCAGAAAGAGACGGGCTACACGGGCGTCTTTGGCGAACCTTTGACAAAAATCACTTGCTTCACCACCGACACTATCCGCAACATCTCCAAGACGGGCGACACTTGGGAGGGGAACATCCCGTTCACGAACCAAGTCTTGACGGCTCGCAAGAAGGCTGGTGAGAAGACCTTTGAACCCTATCATCATAGGGTTTGGTTCCTTGACGGCGAATGGAAGACGGACAGCGGCCAAATCACCATGCTTACCGTCTATGATAATTTTACTGAAAACCTATATTCGTGGGTTGTGATGCCTCATGGTGTGGCGAAGGGGAAATACACCGCTTTGCTTGACGCAAACAACAACCAATACACCTACGATACGCCCGTTATCGTCTTTGACACCGAGGCCGAATTGCTTACCCACTTCACAGCGTTCATGCGGAAGCAAGACCCCGACATTATCACGGGCTGGTATGTCGCTGGTGCAGACTTGAAACAAATTATTGAGCGGTGCAACAAGGTGGGTGTTCGTGCCTCCAACATGTCGCCGCTCAACCGCATTCGCTACGACTTCGGTGATTGGGCGCAACCCATCGTCGGACGGAATGTCATTGACTTGCGACTCGCCTTCCCCAAGTTGTGGGAGTTGAAGAACGGTAAGTTGCCCAACTACAAGTTAGATGATGTCGCTTGGGAATGTTTAGGGGAAAAGAAAACCGAGTTGCCCGATGGTCACGACACCTACTACTCCGACCCAATCCTTTACCTTGAATACAACCGACAGGATGTGCGCTTGCTTCCCCGTTTGAACGGACTCGTCAACGCTTTGGATTATTTCATCGCCGTTCAACATATCGCTCAATGTGAAATCCGAAGCACCCCGCATATCACGCAGGTCTTTACCTGTCTTGCTTTGGGCGACCCCGATTTCAAGAAACAAATCCCTTCCAAACCAATGTTTGACAAGGTGAATTATGACGGCGCAATCGTCATGGACGGCGAGAAGGGCATCTACCAAAACATCGGTATTTTTGATGTAAAAGCCATGTATCACAGCAACGCCGCCCTCCACAACATCTCGTGGGACACGCTTTCTCACGACGGCAAGGACTGTGGAAATGGCACAAGGTTCTCACAGGAAAGCAAGGGCTTGCTCGTGCGACAGATGGACAACATGACGGTTCTCCGTGACCACTACAAGCAACTGATGAAGGACGCTACAACGGATGAGGAACGGGTGCGCTACGATGCCCTACAATACGCTACGAAGTCCCTCGTTGCGTCCATGTATGGCGTTGCTGGTGATGCCAAGTATGGGTTGTATCACCCCGACATCGCCGCCGCAATCACTTTTACCTCAAGACAAACTTTGCTCAAGTTGAAGGAAGTTGCCGAGGACTTGGGCCATCCCGTGGTTTACGGACACACCGACTCGGTGATGTGTAAGGTTGAGACTCCCGAAGACGGCGAGTCGTCGCTCCATGAAATGAACCGCCGGATGCACCCCATCATCGTTCAATTTGAGAAGTGGTCGTCTTCGTTCATCCTCATGGAGAAGAACCGCTACGCTGGCCTTGTTTGTTGGACGGACGGGGAAAGCCATCAACCCAAGCGGTATGTGAAGGGTATTGAGTTGAAGCAATCCCGAATGCCTGCCGTCATGAAAGACGCTATGGGGAAGGTGATTGACGGCATCCTCAACGGCTATCATGAAGACCAAATCACCGGCCCATTGGTGTCGCTGATTGAGAGTATTATTGAGGGTAAAGTAAATTCTTTGGATTTGTGCATGAAGGGAAAGTTGAGCAAAAACCTACCCGAATACACCAGCGTTAGCGGCGTTGCCGCTGGCGCACAATGGGCCAACAGGACGCTCGGTAAGGGGTATCGGGCCAACGATTATTTCTTGGTGACCATCTCTCCAAGCGGCCAATACCTTGCCTTTGACGACCCGAAGGACATTGAGGGTATCGCTGAAATCGGCTATCGCACGATGGTTGAACGGTTCATTATCAAGAAGGTTTTACCGTATTATGAAGTGGCGGGGTGGGACATTTCACCACTACACCGGGCCATGGATGGCAAGTCAAGGGTGGCATGGATATGAGATTGTTTGAAGGCGATTGTTTGAGCGTGTTGAAAGCACTTCCCGACGACTCGGTGGACAGCATCGTCACCGACCCTCCGTATGGGCTTTCTTTCATGGGTAAGAAATGGGACTACGATGTTCCCTCGGTGGAGATATGGCGAGAATGCCTTCGTGTGTTGAAGCCCGGTGGACACTTGCTCGCCTTCGCTGGTTCACGCACCTATCACCGTCTCGTCGTCAATGTTGAGGACGCTGGATTTGAGATTCGTGACCAAATCATGTGGGTCTATGGTTCGGGTTTCCCGAAGTCGCACAACATAGGTCACAAGGCCGAGGAATGGGTCGGTTGGGGTTCAGCCCTCAAACCCGCGCACGAGCCTATCGTGGTCGCCCGTAAGCCCCTCATCGGCACTATCGTTGAGAATGTGCTTGAGCATGGGACAGGCGGCTTGAACATTGATGGTTGCCGCATCGGAACGGATGTCGTCGGTTGGGGCGGCAAGGGACGGAGTGGAGACAGCGCAACGGCTGGCGCATCAAGGGGTGGCACACAAGGCGGCTACAACTACGACGATGGCGAGGCCCGTCCGGTTGAAGGCCGTTTCCCCGCCAATTTCATTCACGATGGCTCGGATGAAGTCGTGAGCCTGTTTCCCGAATCCACAGGTGGACACGCCCCTAAAAATTCAAAAGCAAATCCGTTTGGTGGTGTAAATGATACAGAAAGGGAAGAGATACACTATGGAACAGGTTCAGCCGCACGATTCTTCTATTGCGCCAAGGCAAGCAAAGCCGAGCGCAACGCAGGTCTTGAAGCGTTTGAGAACAAGAAGTCCCAACACAACGCAGGTGGTATTGGGAGAAAAGTAAGTGTGGAGAAGCGGCTTGAACAGGGCAAAGAGAACGCCCCAATGATGAAGAACATTCACCCTACCGTCAAGCCTGTGGACTTGATGAAATATCTTTGTCGCTTGGTCACGCCACCGGGGGGCGTTGTGCTTGACCCGTTCATGGGAAGCGGTACAACGGGTATAGCCGCCAAGGTTGAAGGGTTTGATTTTATCGGAATAGAAATGGATGCCGAATATCTTGAGATTGCAGAAGCCCGAATCGGTCATTGGGTTGAAGAGGCCGAGGTCACCTACAAGACACTACACGACTGGCTTTAGACACATTTATATGCTGTGTATGTATGGAAAGACTTGAAGGGACATGAGCAACGGTGTGCGACCCCAAAAGAAATTGACCCAAAACCAACTCACGCAAGCCATGTTTGAGTTGAACGGGAAGGTTGAGCGACTGTCAATGGCCGTTGGTCATGACATGCAACGAACAAACATCCTTCTCTTCTCTCTCCTAAAGGAGTTGGGTAAGGCGGAAGAAGTCAAGTGTGAATCGTGCGAGACAATCAACATGCGTCCCCTTCTTGAAGGAATTGAAGTCAATCCGATGTGCGTTGAATGTGGCGCACGAATTGACCCTCTCCCCGAAGAGGCGTTCAAGGGTGAGATGTTGGACGACTCCGAGGAATAATTTAAACGACAAAAATAATGTGGTGTTATCATGCGATTTATTGTAGGTTCCCCCGATGTTGCAGACCTTGAAGTAGCCATCAAAGAACACGGTGCTGAAAAGGTGTATTGGCTTACAGACAGCACGAGAGGTAAAGAAGCAATCAAAGCGGGTCTTGACCGCAACCACATTCTTTCAATCCAAAACCTCGGAAGCATGGAGGCTACGCTTGAATTGTTCGGTGAGGGATGGAGCGAATACAGCGCAAAGCCAGCACCCAAGCCCAAGGCCAAGAAATCGGCCAAAAAGGACGAATAGAAAGCCTTATAAGGCTTCAAACCTATGATAAATCATGGGAGAGGCGAAGCGCACTTCAACATACGACCCGACTAAGGTCACGGAAGATTTGGTTCTTCGCGTTAGCAAGTCGTCTTACAACCAATACGCCATGTGTCCCCGCCAGTATTGGTGGAACAAAATCGCCCTGCCCGACATGGACATACCGTCCAGCGAAGCCGCTATCCGTGGAACAGCGATTCATCAAGTTATGGAGGATGGTCTGCGTGAGTTGTCCCTTGACAAATCGTGCGATATTGCCGCAGGTGTGATGATGGACACCACCTTCAACAAACACGCCATCGCTCAAGGTGTGCAGACCGAGGCTGGCGTGGACGCCATGCGTGAAATCCTTGAAACGATTGCCGAGGAATGGGGACACCTTGAAATCGTGGAGTTGGAGGATAAGCATGTCCACCCATACACAATCAGCGTATTGACCGACGATGGT